TCATCGGAATATGAAATGCTTGGATTCCGGCCCGGTAGTAACGGCGCGTACCGGTGCCCCTATTTTCCCGCCGAGGTCATCTGCGAATGACATTGCCGCGCCGAATGTCGTGACCGGAGCAGCAGCCCCCCACAGTTCCGGAAACTCGTAGTTGAGGAACGTTAGCGCCACCCATGCCGGGCGGTTAACCTTGCAGCTGTACTTGAGGAGCGGCATGTTCAGTCTAGCCACCCGCCGCAGCTTCTTTGTAACCGTCGTGAACTCGAATAGCTTGCCGAGTTCCTCGACGACGTCCGGCGGCAGCGCCCTCATCGTGTCTCGGTTGCGTTCGCTGGCCTCGACCTCTGGGCTGGCGTACGGGTACTCGCCCAGCTTCTTCCACTCGTCCAAGAACATCTTGCCCGCCTTAGGGTCAACGAGGAACGGCTTGCCCGCCTGTCGCAGCTTCTCGTTGACTTCGAACATCAACTCGGGCCACGATATCTCGCCGGGCAAGGGGCCGGAATTGCCCGCTACTCGAATTGGAAACGTCCGTGCTACTAGCACTATTTCGTATTCGAGACTTGGTGACAATCCGGCCTCCGTGACCCACTGGGACGCCGTGCACTGCTTGTGCGTAGTGTACGGGTACGGCCCAAGATAAAGATCGAGTAACGTCCCCTGCGTACCCTCAAGCAGGATGCTGTCGCCCCGGTCGTACGCGTCATTCAGGAACTCCGCCATGTCGCCGAAGCTGAACTTCCACTTGTCTATCATGCCGTGGTTGCGGTCGCACCATTCCATGAACAGCATGCCGCCTGAGCCACGCAGCCGAATCCGGTCCAGTATGGCCTCAGAGCAGCCCTTGCCAGTCGCCCCTATTTTGTAGTGCCGGTTCGATTGTTTCGCCCGCTCGGTGTGCTCGGTCAGGTGCAGCCCGGCCCGGTAGTCCACCAGAATCGATGGCCAGCACCCCGTTGCCTCGTGAATCATTTCAATCTCATCATGAAGCTGGAATGGGTTGATGTAGGCACCGGCACCGAGAACTAGCCTAGTCTTGGGATTCACCCACCCCGTAGGTAGCTGTTGGTTCACGTACTTCTTCCCCTTGTAGTACACGGTGTGACCGGCATTGACCGCGCCCGTCCTTACCGCGTACCGGATATCGCGCCGCTCACACAGTGCCGCCGCGACCATGCCCTTCGCCTCACTGCCGTACTGCGCCCCCTGCACTATTACTATTGGCGTTCTGCTCATTTTCTTCCCTTTCCCTTTCGTTGTCTATGTTGGCGACCCACTGCGCTGCGACTGCGACCACCTGAACTAGCTCGGATCTCAAAGCCATGAGCGATGACGTCCGCTGGCGAGAAAGTCTTGGTAGGCGCGATACTTCCGCTTCTTCCTGTGCGGCCTCCAGCACTTCGCGCATCAGAATCTTTGCTACCCGTCCATGTTCCCGCGACATAGGACCGTGTAGGTGTCGTGATCGCACCACTTCCTGATTGACTTCCTTCTCGGTTAACATCATTCCACTCCAGTTCTGCCCATGCGGCAACTTTGACTAGGTCCTGCGGGTCGCGCCTGACGTGATACCGCACCACCTTGTAGACTATCTCGCCCAATGCGTGCGGCAAATTTTTGCATATTTGCCGTAGTGCGGTGTTGTAACCCTTGTTGCCGCCCCGGTCAAGAATGCCCTGCACTGCCTCCCGAAACTTGTTACCTGCGGGGTCCACGTGGTATCCCCCGGTCCCGGCGCTTGTCTTTCCGCTTCTTTTTGCGGCATTCCTGACAGCGCTTGGGCGGTGTGAATCCTTTGTCGTCAAAGAACGCCTGCTCGCCAACCGTGAACAGGAACATGCTGCCGCAGTCCTTGCAATGGACTTCTAGGTCCTGATACTGCTTGCCGCCAATCGTCTGTGTCATAGCCAGTCCTCCTCTTTGGTGTCCGGGAACACCAGCGTTGCGATGAAAGGGAAATTAAGGTCGGCACCGCTGACGTCCACGTTGTTGAGTTCAGCGTTCTGGCGGCAATCCATGATCTGCATGTGGAAGCAGTCTGGTACGGTTTCTTCCGGTCCACGATAGCACAACGCGTTCATCTGGACGAGGAATGCGGTGTCGGCGAATCCCGCACGCTTGACCAGTCCGGTGCGCTTGTCGTCTATGTACTCGTCCTTCATTTTATGGAGTAGGATAAGATTAGTGACACTCTGGTCATACGCCATACGGATAAGTTCTCGGTATTCCGCGTTAACTGGACCATAATGGTGCGGTTTGACGTGGTCAAGCTTACCGAACCTAGCCATACGGAGTAGTTCCCAAACTTCAGTAGCGTTGTCGTAAACGATAGTCCGTGCCTCGCCAAGAACCGCCTTATACGCCTTAAGAACCTGTTGATAGGCACGGTCCGCCTCTTTCGCTGCCATCTGCGGAGTGAGTTCCTTAAGCTCCTGAATGTTGACCGGGATGTCCTGAACCCAAATCTCTTTGTCGGACTGGAACTTCTGGACCACGCCGTCAAGGCCGACGTCCAGATTGATGACGGCTACTGGCTCTGGCCCGCTTAACGCGAAGTGACTCTTGCCGGACTTCTCGCGGGCGTCGATTGCCATGATTAGGCGACGCTTGACGTCTTCGGCGGCACGTACGAATCCGGCCTGCTCGAACTTGTTACCTGCACCTGTCCTATTTAATCCACCCCTTAGATTTGGCATGGTTCTTGAGCATCCTCCAGTTGTCGTCTATCTCTAATTGCGTCCACTCCAACCTGAACTGCTTTACCTGCGGCCCTGACTCCCGGTAGTTCCCGTTCACGTAGAACACTCTCAACTTGGCCCACGTCACCGTCAACATCTTACAATAAGCTTTGATTTGGACGAGCCAGTGCCAGAAGTCTGGGTCAAGCGGCCTATTGCTGCTCCTCCATGTGGCCTTGAACTCCTCAACGCAACAATCAACCGTATCGAAGCCATCGGGAGTGCCATAAATCCCATCAAGACAAAGCTGGCCGACAGGCTGGTACCGGTCATCAGGCAGAGCATGAAAGCCAGAAGTGACCAGAGCGTTTCGGATGGCATCCTCCCATGCCCAGCCGACGCTTGCGTAGGTCCCAAGCCTCTTGCGCTCTTCCTTGGATAATTCATCGTATGGCCTCCGCTGGCCCGGCTTAAGTATTGCGTTCTCAATGTCCCGGATGATGTTGGATACGTGAGCAGGTGAGACGGTGCGTGGAACAGCTGGCAGCTGATTGAGTACCAGCTGTTCCACGTCGTCGGAGGTTAGTTCGACAATTCGCAAGCGGCTAACTTGTCAGCCTGCGGACTCGACTGTCGTGCCGTCAAACGCCCACCCGTAGTCGTCGCGCCCCAAGAAGTCGGGGTCGGCGAGCAACTGCAGGATGCCGCTCCGGTTGGCGTTCCCCGCAAGGTGCTTGAAACTTGCACCAGCGATGGATGCCTTCTTGATGGAGCCGTTCTTGTCTTCGAGCACTTGCAGCAGGATTCCGGCGGCCTCATCGCTGAGGTCGTCAGGTGCGGGCTGAGCAGCTGCCGCAGTCTGACGGGCAGCCGGGGTCGGGGCTCCACCACGGGCAGGCGGTTTGGCCGCCGTCTTGGCCGGTGACGCTGGCTTCGTCTCCCATGGCAGATGGTTGATCTTGGTCACAATCGCCACGGTCCTCTCGTACCCCTGAGAGTTCACGTTCTGGATTGCGCCGCCGCGCTTCGGCTGCGGAATCCGGTTGATGTGGCAGGACATGCCGTCCATTGCCGACACATCGCCGTCGCCGAATTTGTCTGCCGGGAATCCCTGCTCGATAACCGACTTGAGCAGGATGGCGCAATTGGTGTTGGAGTTGAGTCCCTTCGCCCCGGCGACCGACACTGCGTGCGTGCCATCCTCGCTCGGAATGAAGCGGCTCAGGTCGCCTGCGCTGTAGTACTGCGCCGACGTCTCCTGCTTGCCTTGGTCCTCGTATTGCATGGTGACGAGCAGGCACAACGCAGGCTTGTCTGCCGCCCCGTCGTAATCCCACTCAACGAACCGGCATTCGGTGAACAGCACGTCCATGTCGTCCAGCAGCCCGCCCTGTGAGAAATCCTCAGGATTCAGACTGGCAAACTGCTGGTCTCCGCCTACCGCCGCGCCGTTGGCCCTGCCGCCCCTCGCTTGTGCTACCTGCGCCGGGGCTGCACGTCTTGCCGGTGCCGCCGCTGGTGCTGGCCTTCTTGTAACTGCCATAGTGTTACCCTACCTTTCGTGTTTTGAATTTGTGTGGCGTCCACTGCCCACACTATACTACTACAGAGATTGACGAGCCGTCAATGGTATCTTGATAGGCTCCGGAACCATTGTTGACTTCCTGCACGCCGCCGTGAACCAGCGCGGCATGAAATTCTTGTACTTGTTCAGGAACCATTGCCAGTTGTCATCGATAATGAAAGTTTCACACCAGTCATCGGCGCTACGCACGCCACGTCCTGCCATTTGGACGATGGACTGCGCAGCGACGTAGGCGAAAAAGTCTTTATCCCGTTCCTGTCTAGCCTGAAGCACTTTGCTTCGGCTGTCGGGGAAAGGAACTTTTCCAATAATTTGGTATCGGCAGTCGTCGCCGGGGAAGTCGAATCCTGTCCCTGCGCTGGGGGACACAAGTATCGTGCCAGCCCCAGATTCTCGGAACCTTCGCACAGCTTCTTGTAGTCCACCGGCGTCATGGCAAAGCATTCGAGAACTGTATTCGGAGTATCTAAGGATGTAGTCGCGGCGGCTGTACGAGACGGTGTGGATGATGCCTTTCCTGTCGAGTCGTTGTCTAATGATGGCGTCGATTTTGGCGACCCACTGTCGGGCAGAGCCGGGGTCCATGTCATAGCGTACCCGCACAGTAGGAACCCACACAACAGCCCGATTAGAAACAGGGAAGCTGCTTGGATACTCGATGAACTCATAGTCTTCATTTTTGACTCCTAGCAATTCAAGTGTCTTAGGCCGGATAGTTGCGGAGGTAAGTACAACCTTCGGTACATTGAGGAATAGGGCAGCCTCCGCGTACGCCCCCGGCCACACAGGGTCGAATCTCACCACCCGCCTTCCGCGTCTGTCTCTTGCTTCTTCGTTTACCCACTCGCCTTTCACCTGCGCTATTCCTTCCAGTCTCCTGTTGAGGTCTTTCAATTCTCGGAACCTGCTGAGTCCCTTCCGGTTGTTCGACACTCCCATCCGTATCTCGCTGCTCAACTGCTCGATCTTGCGTCCGCATTCTTGTGCTAGAGTTCCTGCCCATGTTCGCCATTCCTCCATAGAGGACGTGCTGCCTGTTGGCCAGCCTCTTCCAAGTACTCCTTCAATTTCCCAAAATCCAACTTCAATAGCGAGGTATCCTCCAAGCTCGTCAATAGCCGCGTGAGCCTCATCAAGAACAAGGCGGCCTCGCTGCCCAAGAGGAGGTCCGCCTCTCTCCCGCTCATTGCCGTTAACGGCGAGCCAATAGGAGTAGTTAGTAACTGTAAGAGGCGATGAGGCTGCGGTCCGCCTTGTATCAAAGTAACTACATCCTGCTTCAGCGTAAGGACACTTCCATCCGGCCAGACAAGGTCCTTCGTCACAAGAAACGAGTTCTTTAGTTCTGGTAAAAAGCCCATCATTCGCCTCCTTGCACGGATAGTTGCTCATGCCCCGGATGTCAACAAGCCCGCTATCGCTGAAGTCTTCCACCAGCTGCGACTGCAGCCCTTTCGTGCTGGTCAGGAACACTGTCGGGTCCCCCAGCACGCCCGCCGTCATGTAGGCCAAGCTTTTCCCGAATCC